CGCGGATGCCTCCAGCCAACCTTCCTCCTCTATCTTGCCGGGGATCTTGGTGAAACCACCAGCAAGATGCGTCACGGCATCCTTCGCCACCCGCCACCAATCCACATCACCTTCGTTCTTCTGCTTGAGCCACTCGTCGTAAGTCATCACCCCACGCTCATCGTGGGTCATCCTGCCGGTGTCTTTTTCGTACTTCGGACGGTGCCAGCGTTTGCCGCTCTCCAGGTAAACCGGCAGCGTGACTTCTTTGCCGTGCCGGTCGTACTCAGTGACCACCTCCTCGAACTCCTCGAACTCCTCCGGTTCTTCGGGGGGCGCAGGAAAGTCATCTTCCACCAGTGGGAAATACTGTAACCCGGTGTCCTGGGTGGTAGACGGGAATGGTGCGGGAGGAGTAAATTTATCCTCAACAATCTGGAACGTCTCAGGCATTAGAGATTCTTGAGCGTCTCTTTGTTATCAAGTATGGACTTTTTGATGCGCTTCTCCGCTGCTGTCTCCCGACCACGCAAAGTGCCGCCTCGCTTGCGCTTGTTTCGCTCTGCAACAAGCGATTCCTCCAGGAACTTAATCCGCCGTTCAATCTGTGATCGACGTTCTGAATCCGGCTTGGGTGCTTCCGCTTTCTCCGGTTCCTCCGCCACACCTGCTGCCCAACCCCAGTCAAATCCGGTGGGGTCAGGTTTTACCGGCGCAGAAATTGTCTCCTCAACTGTCTCCTCGGTCGGGGGGTTGACGTTGATCTGTCTGATTACATCAGTACCCGCTTCTCGGACTCTCACCCGGCCATCTGGGCCTGCTGCCGCTCGGGCCGCTGCCGCCTGGTCAGGTGTGAGACCCACCGCACCTGACTGGGGTAAATTCTCAACCTCGATGATCGGGGTTTCCGGTTCCTCAACGCCGAGGAGTTCACTTGCCTTGTTCCGCAAATCGATCAAACCGGGAAGAAAGCCAGAGACGTTGAGTTTGCTCTCAGCCATGCCTCTCAATTTGTCCTCGTAAGAATTAGAAACCATCTTAATCGCCGCCGATGTCAGAAGTTCGTTGATCTCCTTTGGGGAAGTCAGTGTGCCAAGCGTCTTGGAATACAACGCCACATCCTGGTCGGTCAAAACACCTACCTCGCCAAACACACCGCGAGCCAAACCGGGGATGATCTTTGTGATCTGCGATTGAAGTAATCGCGCTTTCACATCCCACGGATTGGCAGATCGGAAAATACCGACAATCGGGCCGGTGTCACCCACCACTTTTAACTGTTCTTTAAGTTCTCCCAACCGGGCAAGCGTAAACTTATATTTACCTAATGTGCCACGCTCGGTTCCTTCGGGTGCTTTCGTGTGAACATTTGATGCGCCAATAATTGTGTCAGTGTCGTTGCTTTTAACCGCAGCCGCCCACCGTTTCTGGCGAGCAATAATAACCGGTGCTTGCATTTCTTTAGGCATCCCAGTGGTTGGCGCACCCGATATGACCAGGCTTTCAAGTGCGCCCCCCCCATATAAAGCCTCTTGCAATTTTCTCTTTCTGGCAGCTTCTTTCTTGGTCGCCTCCTCGAAGTTTTCATCTGCCATCAGTTTGTTGTCATCAACCAACTCGCCAGTTTTAAAATCTTTAATTTGTGGGCGCGGATTCCCGAGATTATTCTTATCCCAAGTGCGTCCTGTAATCAGGATTTCACGCTCCTCCGCCAAAAAGACAGGATAGCCTTCTCTCGCCTCGAACTGTTTCGAGAAATTCTCGTATTGTTTCCAAGTGGCCGGGTCGCGCATAATGGTCGGCTCAACGGATGACTTTAAATTTGAATAATGTTCCATGCCTTCAGGCGTGGAAAGATCGATTTCCCCGGAAGCGACTGCGGCGGGAAGATAGTCAATAAATTTGTCTTTTGCGCTTTGTGATGCCAACTGATCGTCCAGTGCTTTCTTTCGCTGTACCTGCTCAAACTGAAACTGCGTTTTAAGCATATCCAGACGCTTCCCCGCCATGGCGTTCTGCACGGCACTGTTCCAGATGTTTTGGCCCGCTCTTACTCCGCTTGCAAATGCTGATCCTGCGCTCATTTTATCCTGCTCCTCATCCATCCTCGGATGATGTTCTTCAGCCTCGGTTTGTTGCTGATAAACCTGGCAAACTGTACGCTGAACTTGTTGTACAACTTACGGAACCACGCCGGGGCTTTAAGTTCTTTCCAATCGTAGAACATCAACCACTCCGGGTTGTCCGCACCAAACACCTCCCGGGCAATGTGGCATGGGTCATCTTTACCTCCACCCAACCAAT